TCTGCATCGAAGTTAAGCGTATCAGGTTTAATAAATGGTGAATCTGGCACTGTTCGGACTGTCTCAGGGAGAGAACGTTCACAAAAGACAGGGGGGGTCGCCTTAGGGCTAAAAAAACGACCACCTTTAGACGAGTTACATTTTTTGCAAAGGACTTGTAAATTATCGCTTGACCACATTGAACCCCCAGCTACACGAGGCCAAATATGATCAATCGTGTCACCTGGTCCGTGGCAAATAGCGCACTGTCTTCCGTCTCGGTCAAGGATTTGTAAACGCAATTTTTTCCATTTGCCGCTACCTATTTCTCTGTTACTCAATGCCATCCTTTAAGCTTGTAATGTTCTAATGCTTTACACATAGATCCATATCTATTGTTATTGTATTTAATACCCCACTCTACTTGCTTATAACCATCAACAGTAGCCAACCACTTAGACTTACCTTGTGGTATGCCAAAGTGATTACCCGATGGTGATACAGCTTTAGGATTCCACCTAGATTCTCTGTAATACAAGTAATCTAAACAGTAAAACTCTTCTAAGTTGTTAAGCTGTATGAATGCCCATTGTCTGTAATGATTTGTTTTATCAGCTGCAACGGAATCAGTCTTTACAAAGCAAAGATTAACTATGAATAGAGCGATCCCAACTAGCCAGCACCTTGCGAGCTTTCCCTGTCGGGCTCGCCTTGTGGCTTTGTGAGCCACTGCTTCACTAGAGCCTAGCATACGATGTCAAATCAATCAGCATAACCGCAGGTCAGACGGCAAGTCGTAGAATGGCACAATATCATCAAGGTCTAACCAAGTTTCAACATAACCAGCTATTGACATAGTAACTCCAATGCATAATGCGCTTGTTGTGGCACAACTCCATTACCAAGCATTTTTAATTGTTGCGCTCTAGATAAATCTAAATCACTTACCCAACCAACAGGTAAGCCCATCATATACTCGACAAATTGTGCGTTTAATTTTCCTTCTTGATCCAACGCATTAGGCGCGGCTTGCAAATGCATTTCACATCGTGAAGTAAATCTGCGCCCCAATTTCTGCACCGACCCGTCGTGTGGCTTATGTTGGTAGTTGGTGTGGCCAGCATTCTTACAGCTACACCCGTACTCGCACCTGGTTTGCCCAACGTTTTGCCCTCGTTGAAATCCTGCACTCTCTTCTGGTATTTCTCGATTGGTTCGTCGTGGTTTCTCACGTGCATTACTGTTGGGGTAGGCAATAATGAATAATCTTGCTCTTTGGTGTGGGGCACCGACATCACTTGCTCGGACAATATGCCATTTTGCATCATACCCGTTGGCGGACAGGCCTTTGAGAACTTCTGCCAATCCGAGACTGAGGTGCCCTCTAACATTTTCCATGACCACAAATCTTGGTCGAAGAATGCTAATGGCTTCAAGTATGAATGGCCAGATATGTCTTTCGTCATTTTCACCTTTTCTTTGTCCTGCGTGACTAAATGGTTGGCAAGGATAACCTGCAGTTAATATATCTATAGGCTCAACACTAGCCCAATCAATTTGTTTAATATCACCCAAGTTAGGTTTATTAAATCTATGTTCAATAAGTTTAGATGCGTATTTATCTATTTCTGCGCACCAAATCATTTCAGCATCAAAGTAAGATTCAACAGCCATATCAAGACCACCATAACCAGTACATAATGACCCTATTTTCATTTCTGCCCACCCCATCCGCCACCTTTAAATATCAACCCAGGCGCGCTGTAGATTCTTGACATTTGCAAATTACATTTTGGGCAAGACATAGGCGTGCTGTCATCATCATAGGATCTATGCACCGACCCATTGGTGCCGCATTCATTACAGCTGTATTCGTATGTTGGCATTATCTGACCCTGTGCCATTCTATAGTTCGTAGTTTTTTGGCATTAGCTTGACCTAAAGCGTATAAAGCCACATTAAAAGTAATAGGTTTTTTAGTGCCATCTGATTTATCAAATTTTAAATCGTGAGCTACTGGTAAAATTGCATCGGCTTGGTTCCATAACCTAAACCACCATTGGCCCCTAGTAAAAGGCAATAAAGCTATACCCTGTCCGTGTGCTATAAATTTATCAACCCAGGGCGATGGTTTAGAATATGGTGGATTCATCCAAACATTTCCAAACCATTCTTGACTTAATCCGTCATCATTAATCGTATATTGTCGTTTACTTGGCACATTTGTCTGAGCATCGACAGGTGAACTTACGTCTAAATCAAATTCTATGCCCAAAGCATCAAATATGAAAGCAGGAGTATAAAACTCATCTCCTGCGCTTGTATGGTTATATAACATTATTTGGCCCCAATCAATTGGCAAGTGTGGCAGACCACGGTAATAAACTTCCAACTACCACACTTATCACATCTGGATATATCGCTATCTGGTATATCCAAAGCTTCAGCTATATTCTTGACACCGACGCACCCACAGTCCATACATTGATAAGCCTTAAATCCCTCTGGCGTATCTATCTCATCTAGCCATAAGAATTCGGTATCACGCTTGCAGCCGTTACATCGAAATTGTGGGTGCATTATGGTAATATCCTTATTGCCTACAATGGCATTGTGTACATACCAAGAAATTACCTGAATGTATTAGCCTGTCATCATTACAAGCTACACAAACATCGGTAGACGGCACATACTTTACCTGGTCGTTCTCTATGCGCTCCAGGTAAGGTCCGCCTCGTAGAATTTCAACGTATCCCATTATTCGCCCCCCTTTCCGCTTTCCGTATCATCTGGCCAAAACCAAGTGCCAGCAGCTGTAAGTCTTGCCCACTTAGCATCGCACTGCTCTGCTTTCGGTGCTGTGCAGACATAACCTGCGTATGGTTTACCAGTCTTAGCTGTGCCTTCTTTTTTTACCATATCACCGTGCCTGCAAGTAAAACTAACATCGACCACTTCAGCAATTTGAGTAATGCTTTCCCCAACAGACCAAGCAACAGGTTTAGGCTCGTTGCTATTATCTTTAGACTGTGCATCAACAATATGTAACGCATACTCCATCGCAGCTGATTTAGATCCTGGTCTGCCATATTTAGGTCTAAATGGTTCGGTTTGTTTTTCACTTACCCTAACCATTTCTTCTCTACTTGGTCCATTTTTTTCAGTACCGATATTAGCCGCTTTAAAAGCAACGCCTCTAGCCGAAGTCTCGCAATTTTCCAGCGCAAAATCTCTATTGACACCCCTATCGGAAATGACCTCTTTGGCGTGACCTGTTGCGAATGGTTTTTCATCAGCTGAGTCTTTAAATAATTCACATACAACAATGACTCTAGTGTCTGACTCCGAGATAATCTTTGTTCGTACTGCTCCATTTGGATACCTTTCCCAAAATATATTTGATCTTTCTTGAACTGTGGTGTAATCCTCTAGGTTAAATGCCATTAGTCATCCCCCCAGGTAAAATTGATGTCGGCTTCTGCATCAAGGACTGTCTGGTATATCGAAATGTAAGCAAGTGCGTCGATGATCGAGTCACTGTGGCCTGGAGACTCAGTAAGCCGAGAAACCTTGACGAGCGCCATACATAATGCGACTTGACTAGGCGTAACTGGATGGTCGAGGTATGCCGACCACAGTTCACTGATCCTTTTATGGTTTGTGTAAGGGTGACCATAGACCGATCCCCTTGTATGCACCAGGTCGACAACATCTGCTAGCAGCTTCTCAGTTTTTGTCATAGTCAAATACCTCATCTGACTTTGCTTTGTTTTGTATCATTCGGCGGTGCATATCCCAGCCATCTTTACGGCCTCGCCAGTAATGCGTTTGCTTCATATCGTCAATTCGCATGAGTAATAGCCAATAAGCCATACTTAGCCCTATAAATAAATATACAGCTAGTTCAAGTGTCATTTTGTAGCCCAATCTATGCGCACATACTTTGTGGCACAAGCATAGTGTTGCACCTGTGTATGACTTTGTGGATTATTTAAGGCTGTTTTATTATAACGATTAGATAACGTTAATATCTTCGAGGTCATCGATATGGTCGTCGATAGTGCGCTCGGCGTATTCTGTATTAAGCCCCATAGTGTTTGCCTAATGCTGTAAATGAGCCATCCTTATTAACTGGCACCAGGGTCGGTGTCAGGGTTTTGCCACTAGCTTCTAGTATAGCAAAGCCCATCTGCCAATTAGCGCTTCCATAGCGGATATAAGAGGCTTTTTTACGATCCATAAGGTTTCCTACCTCTACCCCATATAAAGCCCTGTAATGGCCGTTTACGCCCTCTGAATAGGCACTCATACCAAGCCTATGGCTATGGCCAATAAGACAGGATTTGCCAAATTTTTTTGCCAGGTTCAAAGCGGTAATTCCAGCGTGTTGGCTCATACTGCCCTCATCACCGTGGCATAGCACCCAGTCAGGGTAAAACTCATAAGCTGTTTTGTGATAGGTCATACCCATATCGGCAAAGCCCATAAAGGCTGGGTATTGTAATTCGGGTAGGTTAATTAACCCAGGTACTTTTAATAAAGTGTTATATAGGCGATCAGTATGATTACTGCGGATAATATGCATCTCTGGACTGTACTCACCGAGATCCCAGAGTATTTGCTTGCAT